CCGACCTTTTTATTCTTTTCTTTTTTTAATAACCACCATAAAGTTGTTTGGTCAAAACTATTAAGTTTTTCCCAAGGCTCCATATTTGGTCTGAATATCCCCATTTGTTGTTCTAAATACAAGTGATACCAATCGGTCATAAACTGTTTGTTTTTATAAAGACAGACACCCCCACAATAAGTAAAGTGTTCTGGTTTGTCATTATAAGTGAAATCATAGATTGCATAAAGTGGTTTTGCTTCTATTGGTAAAGTGTGGAATACCATATCATTACCATTCAATTCATCAAAGACTGTTGCGATATCTTCATGCACGATTTCACAATCTGCGTCTATATACATGGTAGTATCGTAAGGACTTTGTGACATACCCCATAATTTTTCACGAACATTATCACCGCAAAAAATTAAATCATCTGCAACATATTCTCTACCGTCTAGAAATCTTTCTTCGGTGACAAGACAACACTTTGCATCTGGATAATAATCTTTGAGAGACTCTAAACAATTAATTGCAAGTCTATAAAAACTTTCTTTTCTTGATGCAACTACTAAATAACCATTACTCACTATTCAAATAATCATCCATAATTTTTATCGCCCAAAGATTTACTTCTGGTATAGATTTTGCTCTTCGCAACTTACTTTTTAATTCACGATTTTGAGAAAGTTTTATTTCTTCAACTTCAAATGTTTTTAACTTGTAATTAAATAATTGTTCTAGTTTTTTTGCTTTTATTTTAGACTCTTCTAACTCTTGTTTTTTCTTTTGTTTTTCAAACTTAAGATTAACTCTTCTCTTCGTATTTTCATCAATATGTTCTACTCCGAGTGCGTCTACACATTGTTTGAACAATGGGTCTTCCTCAGTTAGTTTGTGAACTTGTCTTATCTTTTTATTTCCGTCTTCTCTTTCGGAAATGCAATTTAATACAGCTTTTCTAGGTGTTTCCCAGAACGCATCTTTATCCCAATTTCTCATTTTGTACCTATGTTCTATCATACCCCACATGAACTTCCAACGCATAATATTATATATAATTTTATTATGCAGTTCTTACATACAGAGTATAAGTCTCAATTGTTTCAGTTCCCGCATTAATTAATGCACCAATAAAGTTTCCAGTAAAAGTAGTTTCAAATGTACCAACAAAATCACTTTCAAAATTACCAGTGAAAGTAGTTTCAAAGTTTCTCTCCCCTACAAAATTACCAGTAAAGTCCCCGACAAAATCTGTTGCTCTTGTGCGGGTGTAGTTTGCAGCACCAATAAAGTTTCCAGTAAAACTACTACTATTACCATAGATATGCAAATTAGTAGAAGTTCTAGTATAGTCTGCAGTTCCAGCAAAGTCCCCGACAAAATTACCCGTGAATGTTTGTGTAAAGTTATTTGTAAAGTCTCTTTCTCCAACAAATGTACCAACGAAAGCATTTTCAAATGTACCCGTAAATGTTGTTTCAAATGTACCAACAAAGTCTTGCGTATAATCGGTATCTGTGGTAGTATGTCTCGTGTCGGTTGCAGTTCCTTTTGCAACCCATGTACCCGTTTCACTTGGAGCACCAGTTGCAGAACTATTTAAGATATAAGTTCCCACACCTTTATTACCATTCATAATACGAGTCTTTGCACGTTGTCCAAAAGTATATTTGATTTCTGCATCTGACATCTCTTGAATACCTTGAAATGTACCACTACCCCCAGAACTTCTTTTAAGTGCGACTGGACGGACTGCTGTAGGTGCAGAAAAGGTTTGTCTTTGATAGATGTTATAAGTTGTGACTGTGACTGTACTTGGGTCTCCAGCATCTTCATCGGTTCGTGTGTCTGTAAAGACTCCAGATAGATGCACATCGTAATCTGAACTTGGTGCAGAAGAACCTAATTTATAAGTGCCTGGATAATCATTTGCAAAAATAGTTGCAACCAATCTATCTGTTAGAGTATCCATTTCATCACTTTCAAATTCATACAGTCTTCTACTAGCATTATCTGTCGGGTCTGCCTCCTCTTGATGTACTGCATTTCTAAAATCTCCACCATTTTCTGCAGCTGTCCCTTCGGTTTGATATAAAGTTGTGACTGTAGAAGTTGTGGTGATTGAACCGTGAGAGCCTGGTATTTGGTCAAAACGAGTATCAGTAAATGCACCGACAGTTTCGTTTCCAGTTGATACGTCAGTGATTGCACCGACTTCGGTCTTTGCAGATGCCTTTAATTGTTCCCCAGCTTGATACGCAAGATAGTTCTCTTCTGCGGTGGTCATTTCTTTTAAATCACCGTTTGTACCTTCGAGTTTAAGTGGAGTTGCCATGATATACTATTTATAATTAATTTTTCTTGTTTTGTCTAAGTTTGAAATAATTTACTTTCCAATAACCATTTTCATCTTTCTCTAGTGCTTCTGGATTAGTACTAACTAGTTCATCTGCGATAACTCCATAGTTAGGCTGTTTATCTGCACCAATTGATTTTGCTAACTCATTCCAATCCCATGTATAAACATTGTGTCCATGTGGTCTATGAACAAATCTAATGTTATCTTTTAGACGAGAGTCCGAGTATCCACCATAACCACCAGATATAGCAAATCCATAAGAGTCTGCCCACCCGAAGACATCTCCACCAGTAATGTCAATACCTGAGAAATCCCAACTGATACTAATTGTAGACACTGGAGCACCCGCATCATATATATCAATTTTTGTTTCAAGACCAAAAGTAAAGTTTAAAATAGTTCTTTCTTGTCCTCTACTTACATTATTTTTACTTGCTTGTAATTGCAATCTAAAAACTCTTCTGTGGTTTATACCTCTTTTATTATTAGTACTTACAGTCATCTTTTGCGTAAATCCAAAACTATCTCCAAGTCCCATACCAGTTTGTTGCGTATCCATACCAATAAAGGTCACACCACTCGCATTGTTTGAAGAACTTGGTGTTGGTATAGTCACAGCACTAGGTGCATGTGTTGTAGTCTGAGCAGTACTAACAAGTTCACCTCGTGTGATACTTGAATTATGACTTGATGAAGAATATTGTTTAGATTGTATATTTGTTAAGGATTTAAGTCTTAGAGTATCTACCCCATTTGTTAAATGTGGTAAAAAGTAAAAGGGTAGATAAGTTCCCGAAGTTGTGAGAACTTTTCTGGTATCGGGACTAGATTGACCACTTTCGGTATAACTAGATGTGTATGAATATCTATCTTTTGTAAATTTATAATCGTGAATAGCATTAGTAAAGGGACTCGTACGATTAGCTAAATTAGAAGAACTTGGCCCGTTGTTTTGTCTAATAAAACATCTCAATCCACCACCTTCATTTACAAACTTAAAATCAAATCCTACAGTTTCCGAAGTAGTTCCACTCCCAATATATTCATCATTATAGTAAGTCTGTGCTTTTGCAGTGACAGCAGGATTTGAATATCCATTAGTTAAACCTTTTTCAGTAATGTCACGCAAAGGCGGAGTTAAATTGAACGGAGTAAAAAACCCACCTGACTTTACTGGTAAAGGTATATTTTCTCCGTCAGAAAAACTGTTTTTTGCACCAACAAACCCACTCATACTTTGGTTTGATGCACCGTCAGACCTTCCAATCATCTCACGAAACTCAGATGCATTCATATTATAATTTGAACCTCTTGGGTTTGTAGAACTTATATTATACTTAGAACGGTCTATATCTGCATCTGGATTTAAATCTGAAAGAAGACTTGCACCCGTTGTGAAGTCAAATTTTTGGTCAGTTCTTTCAAGTATTTGTGCTTCATCTTTTAATGTAGTAATACTGATATTTTGTTGGACATTATTTCCTACACCACGTCTAGCAATGTTCCGCATTGCATTTCTAACGGCAGTTCTAATAGAAGAAATAGTTCTTCCAATGAACTGGTCAATAAATTTTAGTTGTTGAGACACTACTTGTCCCTCTTAAGAATATCTATTTCTGACTTCAACTCCTTAACAGACTCTACTAGTAATGCAATGGTTTGGTCATACTGTAGTGTTTTATATTCTTCATTATTGTTTGCACCTAATGGTAATCTTTTATTACTTACTGCGGAAGGTAAAACTTGTTCTACTTCTTGTGCAAGTAATCCCGCAGACTTTCTACCCGCATGGTCATAAGTAAAAGTATAACCAGTTAGTGCATTTACTTTTGCAAGTGCATCGGTAATTGGTTCTATATCACTCTTTAATCTCATGTCAGAAGGTGTAGTTGAGAATGCAATAATATCATTAGCTGCGTGGAAGTCTCCGTCATCTTCCATGACAAATTTTCGAGCAGCACTATTGTAGAAGTTTATTTGTCCACCGTTAGAGTCAGAAAAATGAACGTATTGGTTGTTCTGACCCACAAACACTACATTACCTCTTAAATCAGAGTCAAGTGAATAAGTTGTTGTTATGTTAGTACCAGCATTCGCAGTAAAATTACTTCCAGGCGTGTTAACTAACAGACCACCTTGTGCGGCCATTATGTGTGATGCATTTTCTGGACTTGTAATAGTAGTAGATGCAGTTCCCGTGACGTGACCGTTTGCATCAATTGTTAAATCTTGAATAACAGTATTACCAGAGTTATTTACAGAACTTGCACCAACACTACTGTGATTTATTGTAATTTGTTTTACATTACTTGTACTAGAGTCTTTTATTACTTCTAAATTACTTCCACCAACAAGTTTTATATGAGCACTAGCACTATCTGCACTATATCCATTGTCAGCACTATCAGTAATAAATGTTAAAAATCTATTTCTATTATTTACTTTTGTATTTAACGCATTGATTGTAGCTGCGACATTAGAGTCTCGAACTTCTGAATTAAGACTAGTTAATGCACCTAAGTCAGAGTCTAGTTCGTTGATAGATGCAACTATAGTTGATTTATTTCCAGTAGTTAAACTACTAATAGTTCCTATCTCACCGTCTAGTTCATTTACACCACCGAGAATAGTTTTTGCAGTAGTCGTTAAAAGGTCTATTGCTCTTCCACTATCTCCAGAGTCTCTTCCGAGTAAACCAACCATATCAGAGTCAAGTATTTGTATATCTCTTGATAATGCGTTAAGTGCTTTACCTAAACTACTTCTTTCTGAGTCAGTAAATCCACCTAGTGCAAGTCCAGTTGAACTTTTTACTGAGTCTAAAGTTAAATCTAATTCTTCAAACCCACCTTGGAATATTTCTTGGATTGCACCCGTAAGTGTTTGTGCAGTTGTAGTTAGAGTGACAGAACCTATTTCTGCATCTAGTTCGTTTATTGCACCTACTATATCAGAGTCTTGAGTAGTTGTCAACTTACCAGTTGCACCAACATCTTTTGATATGGTGTTTACATTAGTGACTAACTGACTTAAATTATCAGTTGTTTCTGTGACTGTATATGTATTAGACGCCATCTTTTTCTACCAATTGTTTTATTATTTGTTTTAACTCTAAAATATCAGATTGCATTTGTTCAATCTGTTTATCTTTCTTCTCATGTTTTTCTCTTATCATTCTATATTGTTCTACTGCACCTTTACTAGTATTTAGTATCGCACCACTTTCTGTGTCTCTTACTAAACTAGGTCTACCTTCTACTTTTAGATAACTCATAACTATACAGTTGCGATAACACGCAAGTCCCTAAATAATGGTGGAGTTGATGTATTAGTAGATGTCATTACTATCTTAACCTGATAAGACATAAATGCTTCAGTAATAAACCTACCAGATTTTGTAAATTCGTAATCTTGGAAACCTAATTCACTTTTAGGAACAGTTCCTATTTGAACAGCCTGTGTCCAAGATTTTTCAAATATATTTTCTTCTGCATCTGCAACCCTAACCCAAACCTGAAAATCAGCAGCACTTGGTTTTCTCGCATTTAATAATATCGAAAGAGAATTTGCGGGTTGAAGAAGATTAACTGCTTTAGTAATGTGTTTACTTAAACTTGAACCGTCACTGTCCTCTCCAATATATTGAGTTGCCATTGGATAACCCGCAGAGTCTTGATTATCTATTCTATTTGATATACCAATTATTCCAGTTCTTTGTAAATCAATTACTGGTGATACGTCTGCACGAATTGTAGAAAATGCAGTTTGAATTGTCACTGATTTTTCTCCCGATAAGTTTGCAGTTTCATTTGCTGTAGTTGCAACCAATCTTGGTGCAGAAAAATTATTTTCTTGTAATATACTTAAATCTCCAGAGAATGTCGTATCCTTATCAAATCTAGTCTCAGTACCAGAGTATGACCTACCAGTTGTAAACTTAGCATCTACTGTAATATTAGTATCTTGTGGAACTAAAGTATCGAACTGTGGTATTACTGTATCCATAAGTATCTGTCTTTGAGTTTTAACTCTTGCACCACCTATACGACCAGTTGCATTTATAATTGAACCAGAAGGTATTTCAAACTGATAACCAAATCCGTCAGTCTTAGTAATAGTATGTGTGACATTGTTTATCGCACCCGCAGACTCAATCCCGTGTAAAATTCCACTACCCGCAGAGTCAAATCCAGTAATTAGAACTGTGTCTCCCGCAACAAATCCGTGGTCTGGTGCAAGAACTCTAACACTACTATCACCACTGTCTGTCATTATAGGATTATTTGATAATAACATATCTGGAACTGGTGCGTTTTCAAACACCACTGTTCCACCCGCAGTACTAAATTGTGCTTTAAATATATCAAATGCAAGGTCTTTAGTTTGGTCTGGTGTCCAAGTTGTTCCGTTTTGTGATTTAAATAACGAACCTAAACTTGGTTGTCTATCAATTCTTCTTTCAGTAGAACCAAGTTGGAATTCGTAAGTTTCTCCAACATATGCTTCATATGAATTACAATCAGATAATAATACGATTGCATATTCTTCATCATACTCTAAGTATATTGGTTCGTCAAAAGTAAATGTTGTAGGAGTTAATAATGCAGATGCTTGTGTCTGACTCGCTGCAACTTGTACCGCACTTGGTGGTAAAACTACTACTGAGCCTGGAATGATATCATCTGAACTTGGGTGTCCATTCACTACTGGACGTAATTCAAGTCTTACTGGTATACCGTCTGCATCTTTTGTTTTAAAATAAGTTTGTATTTTAGTCACAAACATACCACTTGGTGCAGAAACCTTAAAGGTTTGTGCAAGTGGGTCTATCCAGTTTACATTAACTTGTGGTACTGGTTCTGGTGGTCTAAGTGTGACTGTTGTAGTTTCAAGAGTACCTCTACTTGTAAAGATTGCACTCGCACGAGACGTTGCAGATGTTTGGTCATCTACTGAAATATCTAGTAATTTAAATTCTCTATCACCTGCTCTAAATCTTAATGCGTCATTGTTTGGTAGTAAGAATGAACCTTCTACTTTACCACTTGTATCTGTGACAATAGTCGTACTTCCACTTGGGTGTGTTGTTGTACCTCTATATTGGTTTCCAACATAAGTTTGTCCCGCAACATTTGTAAAACTACCCGAAGTATTTACGTAGTCATCTACTTTAACTCCGTCAAAGAATGGGAAGTATCGAGTCTTAGGTCTTAAACCTTCCGCACGGAAGAATATAAGTCTTGGTCTCATAAATGGAATAGAAGTTAAAGATACTTCTCTATCTCCTACTATTTCGTTTATGGTACTATTACTTACAACTCTTACTCCAAAGTCTCCACCAGCACCAGCTTCTCCACTACCGAAGTTGAAATTATCAACAAATGAAACACCCGCACCAGCACCAATTCCAGAAACACCACCAACTCCTTGACTACCTGGCCCACCAGCATCTTGTGAGAAGTTATTTCCAAAGTTAGGAATTGCACCACTTAAATCTATACCAGTCCAGTTCCATATTGCAGCTCCATTTAAATTAGGTGCAAAACTTGGAGGCATTAAACCTAAAGTATTACCAAATGTTGGTATTCCCATTTGAAGTGGTTCTGGGAATGAGTTTGTGTTTTGTGGTACAGCAGGAGTAGATACAGTTTCAGTATCAACCCAAACATCACTTGTTGGTGATAAAGTTAAATGTCCTTCTCCACTTATAACTGCAAATGGGTTTATATTTTCAACACCTGAAATTTGTTGTTGTGATATTGCTTCAGTTTCAGTATAGTGAAGATAAATGTTATCACCCTTAATAATTGTGTTTGTTGATTTTGCAGAGTCATAAATCAAAGGTATTTGATTATTTGAAAAAGCTGGGTGTAAAGTATTTGTTGTTGGATTTATTGACGCACGATACATTGGGTCTTCAAAATCCGATAACAATCTGTTTTTAAAGTTATCTGCAAGTATACCAAGTTTAGTTCTGGATACACCACTTGAGTCTAAAATTAATCTTGCATCTGCAGATTGTTCTAGAAGTGTTAGTGCAGTTGTTTCTGCAAGGTCATCAAGTCTTTTCTCAAGTCTTGCAATATCTTGCATTCTAAATCTTTTATATTGAGATACACCTAAAGTTAAGTCTGAGTCATTTAGACCATAACCATTTATTCCTAAGTTAAATAGTAATAAATTGTTTTCTGGTGTAGGTGGTTGTTGTAATGCAAATCCGTCTTTACCAGATACTAATTTAAATTCTGCATCATTGTTAATTGTAATCTTGTCAGCTCTTGGTAAATAGTATTCTATGTCTGCAGTAATTGTATCTCCCGCAGCTGGTATCTCAACTTTTGTAGTATAATTACTTGCAATTCCAGTGTTGTTAGTGATTGGGTTTGCTTGTCCGTCTGAGTCAGAACCGTTAGAGTCAAGTACTAAGTATTGATGTCTAATACCAACACCGTCACTGTCTCTTACTGACCTCAAGTCAATTACTTCACGAAGGTTAATACTTGTTCTACTATTGATTGCAAAGTCTGGTATATCTTCGTAATCTACTTGACCAGTGTATGAGTTTACCGAGAAGAAGTCTCCACTTGCACCATGAGCAAAGTGTCTAAAACTACTGTAAATATTTCCACTTGGTGCGGATACATCTTTTTTTACAACCAATCTACCGTTTTGATAGAAGGTTGGTCTTTGACCATTGTCTACAATAAATTTCTCAGATAAGTCTGCTCCATTTGCACTATCTTGTGCAATGACTGAAACATCATAGATATCTGCATTAGGCATTGGAACGAAAGTTAAACCTTCTCCGTCCGAGTCTATTGTACCAGTAAATGTGACTGTTGTCAAGGTTTTTGTTCTTCTTGTTGCGTTTCCTTTGTTTACTCTTGCAAAGATATTGTGTTTTGCACCAGAGTCTAAACCACCATTTGCATTGTTAGTAGTTGTAGTAATAGTCGCACTTTGAGTTCCAGTTCCACTAACACTAAAGTTAGTCACTCTTTTTCCAGTTGCTTGACTGGTAATAATCCAATTATTTGTATCAGTAAATGTTTCTCCACTTGCAGATAAAGATAAACTAATAGACGGGTGTGTTCCAGCAGAAGGAGCATTTGCAGAGTCATCAAACTGTCTTACTACTGCAAACGAAACATCTGAAATATTTTTTGGTCTCGGTCTTTGAGTTGGGAATAGTAAAGTATTTTTATTTGCTTCTTTAATTACTGCACCAGAGATGCCTCCAGAACCAAATCTAGTTGAGCCACTTTGTTGAACTCCAAAACTATGTGGTGCAGTATCAAAGTCTCCGTGTCTTTCTATACGTTTAATATCAGTCAATTGGTGGTTTGCTCCAGCTGCAAGTCCTTTTAACTGTACGTCCATTAAATAGATACGAAGTTCTCCACCTACTTGTTGAATTGATTTAATTCTTGCAGTACCAATAACGTAGTCATCACTACGTAAATTAACTAATTCAAAATTTGCAAGTCCAGCTGCAACTGCAATATCAGTATACTCGCCATCTACAGGCGCATGAACAAAATAATTACCATAGTCTACACCAATCGCTTCGTTGTTATTTGTGACTGTAGTTCTGGGTTTTGGAATAGTTAATTTACTTGGTCTTTCTTTATTTACACGATAACCATTTAAGTATGCAGTACCAGCAGATATGTTTGCGATTAAATTAGATGTACTTCCATTTGCAGAGTCCTCTTCAAAAGTCACTCTAAATGGACGAACAATATAATTACCTGACTCTTCTTTTGTTCTAATTGCAAGAACGTCATTAATCTTATTGTAATCTTCTGTACCAGTGACAACTTCTTCTATTTCTCCGTCTACTATATCACAAAAGTATACGAAGTTATCAGTTGCAGAAATGTTTGCTTTGTTTGCAAGGGTTAATCTAATTCTGTATCGGTCTGCACCAGGCGATGCAGTATTTGGAGTTGCACCCTGATTATCAAAAAGTGAAGTATCTTCACTAGAAGTGACAATACTTTCTGCAATAGTAAATCCAACGGTTGCAGTTCCAGTCGAAGTGTATTTTGAAATAACTAAAGATTGTTGAGATGCAAATACAAAGTGTCCTCTTACAAAAAAGTCTCCCCCAGATACATGAAGTATTGTACCTTGACCCGTTGCTGGGTTTGCAACAGTATTTGTTGATTGGACTGTAAAGGCATTACCCCCAGAGTTGATAGTTTCACCCGCACTAAATCTAACGGGTTCAGAACCCGCTAATGCACCGTTATCTGTATCAGTATACTGTACATAAAAAGTTAAAGGGTCAGTATCAACTGCATCTTCTACTCTTAAAATTCTTGCTTTGATACTTGAAGTTGCACCCGTAAATTCTAATCCTACCAATCCCGTTATATCTGCATTAGTAGCTTCTATTTTTACAAATTCTGCATTTCTGTCAACACTAGGCCCGCCTGGGTTTACTGCCGCACCTTCTTTAAATATATTCCTACCAAACCTTGCAATCTCTTCTTGAATGATAGTTTGCATTTGCGTAAGTTCTCTCGCTTGCAACGCACGACCTGAGTTAAATAATATTCTATGAAAATTATCTGAACTATCAAAGTCGTCTTTATATGTTGTTTCAAAGGTTGACTTATTAAATGACATGTTTTATTCCTATACTTGTATTACAATTTTTAAATCTTCTGTTTGGTCTGCGGCTCTTGTGACTGCAGAACGGTTATCAATGTATAACAACTCACCTGAGTATGGGTCTACATCTCCACTACTGTCAAAAAGACCAGCACCTTTAAGTACACCGTTTCCAACTGCCGCACCTTCGGTAGTAGTGACGGTTTCTCCAGCACTAAAAGATGTAAATCCAGTACTATCATTTTGATGATAATACACTATAGTACTTGAACCACTACCAGAGTCGTAATCTGCAATCGCTTTCGCACCAGAAGTACCACCTAATAATGTTTTTCCTTTTTCATATGCGGTGGTTATTGCAGAGAAACTAAGTCTTTGTAATGCTTGACCCGTAGTACTTATCAATGGACTAGCACCACCATTTGAGTCTGGGTCTTTAAGTAAACCCACTTGTCTAAATTGAATTCCTACCCCAAAATCATTACCTTCTGCACCAACGGGTTTTGAGTTAAACATAAGTGCATTACTCTTTAAATCTTCTATTGGGTTTGCACCTATTCCACCCGTTTTTCCAAGAATGGGTCTTACTACTGCGGCCGTAGTTGGTGAACCACCACTTACTGATACGGCTGCATATCTGTATCCCGAACCAAAATTTGCCTGAACTAAATTACCAGAACTGTCTTCAGCAGGAATGACCTTGACTACTTCTCCACCAGATATTGTTGCAGTTGCAGATGCAGAACTACCATTACCAGTAATTGTTATAGTCGGTGCAGAACCATATCCAGCGCCTGGATTGTCAATTGCATATCCCACAATTTGACCGTCTACTGCGTTAGTTTGAATTACTGATTGTTCTATTTCTTGTGTAGTAAAATTAGAACTGTCCCCAACACTAATTACATTACCATTGTTAATAAGTTGAACGGGTACAAAGTTTGCAGATTGAAATTTATTTGCACTTGCAGAACCAATACTGTATATCATTTTCCAAACATATCCGTCAGATGTTTTAAAAGGTGTACCCGTAGTATTACCAGTCGGTTCTACTGTAGATGCAACTGGAGTTCCACTGTCATTAATTGATTTTCTTAATACCATGTATACTTGTTGGTTTGAGTTAACAACATAGTATGCACTAGAATTACCAACGGTTGTATCATCGTACGCATCATAGAATGTACCAGATGACCAGTTGTATCTTGGAACTACAAAACTTGCGTCAGATATTAATCTTACTGCTTGCATGTTGTTTCTAAAATCTCTTTCTTGTTGTAAAGACAATTGTGGGTCTGGTGCTGTATCTGCAGAGTCCCAGTTTTGTGAACGACCAATCGCCGCATAGAACTTAGAAGGATTAGACGAACTATCTTTTGTTTTTTTAATCTCGTCTAATATAAAGTTTTTTAATGCATTAGTTATCGTTGCGGCCATTTCTTATTCTCCTTATGCGACTGCACCACCGTAGGTTGCAAGTATTTGCCAGTTAGTTCCGTCAAAAATTAATGTTCCAGTTTCATGTTGTTGTAATGTTAAAGTACTTCCCGCACCAAAATTTGCGGGAGTGATAACTGCATTACCAGCACCACTTACACTTATGTATTTTACTTGTCCAACAACACCGTCTGCGATTGAATATGCACCCGCAGTTCCTTTTGTTATTTCACTATACGGTAATGATATAGATAAAGCACCATTAGCACTTACAGTTTCTTGTTTTAATATTTCATGACTGTTTAATAAAATACCCCCAGTTCCTTGACCTTCTATTTCTATATCAATATTAGTATCCGTACCCTTTGCACTTACCTTTGGATTATTACTGGTTGCGTTGTTGGTAATGTTAATGTGGTTGACCGCACTTGCAGTCTTTGTTAATTCTAATACCTCATTACCCGAAGAGTCTTGTAGTACTCCACCCCCAGATAAACCAGAAATCTTAGGTGCATTTATAGTAGGAGTTGTTAAACTTTTATTTGTTAATGTTTGTGTATGTGCATTAAATGTCACTTCATCATCACCAGTTAGTAAAGGTAATGTAATTGTTCTGTCTGCGGCTAATTCTGATACCGCAACAACATATTGGTGGTCTGCACTGGTATCATTTATCTGTGGAGTTGTTAATACTGGACTCGTAAGTGTTTTATTTGTTAGAGTATTAGTACTTGAGTCTAGTAGAACATTACCACTTGCATTCGGAAATACTATTTGTCTATCTGCAGTTGGTTCTACAACTTGTAAAGTAGTTTCGTGTGCATCTGCAGTTGTACCTTCAAATCTAATTAATCCAGTTGCAGAGTCACTAAAAGTAATTTTAGTAGTCAGTGCGTTTGAACTATCCCCAGCAACTAAATCAGAAGCATGTTTTCCACCTAAGACATTATAGATTTCTCTAAAATTATCGTTTATCTTAGTTGCGGCTGAACGAAGAGTATCCCCCGTACCGTCATTTGCAGTTGTTCCGTTTGCGATTACTGATTTTGCCATGTTTTATTTCCTATGTCCTATTTATACAAGTTATAAACCTAATCAAGAAAAAGTTTCAAATTTGTCTTGGTCAAATGTTTCTATTGTAAAGTCATTACTAAAGTCTATCTCAAAGTTAGATGTTGCAGTACCAGCACCACTCGAGTCTGCATCAAATGTAGGACTTGTTCTTAATTCTGCAGCTCTCATTGTTTCATATTGTTTCTGTACATCTGAAATACTCGCAGTTGCAAGTGAGTTAATTAATCTATCATCAATAATAACTCTAAGAGTTGTACCACCACTATCTAAAAGACCAGTGACTTCTGGTGCGAATTGATTTACTTGACTGAACATTGCAGTGTTAGAAGCAACCACATCAATTTCACCCGCAGTTTCATCTACGATAGAAAGTGGTGCGGAAGTACCAAGAAGTCCAATTTTTTCTAATCTTACTTCTGAACCAATAAACATTCCAGCAGGGTGAACAAATAATTTATATGGTCTTTCCCAAGTAGTTTGTGATAGTTCACTTTTTATTCGCACTGAAAAAGTTTGATACAAACCATTATTGGTTAAAAACTTAATTGAGTCCGCACCTAACTCAGACGAACCTATAGTAAAAATGTCTTTTTTAGGATAGTCTACTTCTACATCGATACCGTAGAACATTCTAAAAAATTGTTGTATTGAAAATCTTGTACCTTTACTACTATATAAATTGTGAGAAAACTTTGTTGCTGTTCTTTTATCAATAAATCCTTCATAATAAGATTGACCTAATAATAGTTCGTCCTCTATATAAGGAAGTAAAGTTTCATCTACCTGATTGATATCTCTTGCATAAAATAAATCATTTACTAATTTACTTGGAGAACCGTCACTATCTTCAAAGTGAAAATATTCTTTTAAAAACGAGACAAGTTTTGGATACTCACTTTTAAAGTGTTCTGGTAAAACTTTATCAACATCACGACCCGTAGCAAACGCAAGTTCTCTACGGTTATCGTCTCTTAGAGTATCGTCTACTTTATGTCCCATATTAGTTTATTACACTCGTATCTACTTCAACTGCTTGTGTTGTTGACCTTGTACTATCAAATTCGACAACGGTTTCTCTTAATGGTGTGACAAAAGACTCATTTGCAGGCACTACACTCAACTTAATAAAAGTATCCCCTGAGTTAATTGAGTCTACTTGTAATCCAGTTAGAGTCACGGTATCCCCACTAAAAGAACCAACATTATCTACAATCACCGATTGTGTTGTGTTTGAAAATACTTCAATTGTTGTAGAACCTAAACGGTTTCTTAAAATACAACTATTGTTATTAAAAGTAAACGCAGAAGACTCTATAATTCTATTTACATCATCTGCAGTTGCAATTGTAGTTGGATATTTTAAACTATGATTTTCTACTGCAGTAAGAGTCGGAGTAAATCTTTGTTGTACTTTTACACTCATTCGAGAAGATAATACTGCGGGACTTACTTCATCAACCAAAGTAAGTACGTTAGACCTTCTAAATGATTGTTTAAATTTACCAGTGTTGTCAGTAAAGTATTTTGAAATTACATTTGATATTGATGACTTAATTGAGTTTTCAGTTAAACTGGTTAAATTAGGGTTGAATTGAAAAAATGTAGTAGTTTCAATAAAAGTCTTAACTGGGTCAATAAACTTAATATCAAAAGATGCAACAGATAAATCTTTGAGTAAATCTACAATTGCGTCTTTGGTTTCTTGTTTTGTTGTTGGGCCAGTCAAGGTATCGTTTTCAATTGCGTCAGTAAATAATAGTGATAAGAATACTACACCAAATTCTGGTTCAAGTGCATCTTCTCCACCAAAAGATGTAATATCTTTTAGTAAAGAACTAAAGTTTCTTTGTGTTAGGGTTGCATAATCTTCTGCAGTCACAGCTCTGTTTTGAGTTGCATACTGAAACGGTGCAGTAGTTCTGATAGACTCTACAGTTTCTTTTGGAGCACCACCCGCAGAATTAGATACTGTTGTGACCGATGCGGTGTATCCAACACCATTTACTTGTACTTGACTTTGTGGTGCGAATATCTTTGCACCATTAGCATCTGAACCTTTTACTGATAGATAGTCAACTGTGACCTTATTTCCCGCAACTGGTGATATACCTAAAGTAGTCTTGTTTCCAAAACTAAGTTCAAAGTTTCCGTTAGGACTTTCTTTAAGTATATAAATTCTTGATAGTTCTGATAAACTAGTTGCTTTTCTTAAATCAGTAAAGGTAGAAAAGTTTACTCCACTTGCAGTCTCAAAGTTCTTAACAACTGCAGTATCAATATCCATATTTTCATCTGGAATAATGTATGCAAAGTTTTCGGTTTGACCAGTAATTAAAAATGTTTTAGTCTTTGCAGTTCCTTCAAATACTTTAATGTTTTCACTACCGTCTGCAGTTTGAAACTTATATCCACCAGAACCGTCATCGGTTGCAGATATTTCTTCTTGAGTCTGGAATACATATGAGATGTCATCTACAGTTGCATTAAATTTATATCCACTTGCAATTGTGACTTTATTTGGTCTACCAGAAACCCCCGCAAGACTGATTGACATATTAATAACTCCTTGAGAAGAGTTCATTGAGTCTGGTATATAACCAATACCTTCTGCAAGTGAAACAATAGAACTTCTTAACTGAGCACTTCCAAGATAAGACTCATTCAATGCAAAGTTAGCAATTAGTCCATTGTAATGTGTGTTGTACGCAAGAACATCTAGTATGTTAGAAAGACCAGATGCTTCAAAGTTATAGTCCGAAAATTCATCTTGTTGTGCAAGAAATGTTTTTAAATTACTTTTAATAGATTGAAAATCTAATGCGGTTGATTTAATTGTTGTTGTTCCCATGTTATCTTACCCTTTCGATTACTGTAGAAAATTCTACTATAACTCCCGTATTTATTACTTTGAACTCTACATTTACATGTAGTGAATTTCTATCTGGGTCAAGTGTGACAATCAAGTCTAATACTTCTGCACGGGGTTCGTACTTTTCAATGGTATATAATACTTGGTCTTTTATTTCACTCGCAGTACTATCAATTGCAAGTCCAAACAATCTACCTTGAATATCTCCACCGAAGTCAGTATTAAAAGGTTTCTCTAATCTATTTGTTAGAAGTAGAGTTTTGATTGATTGTTTTACTGCGGCCGCATTCTCTTTCTTAAATATATCACCACTTGTTCCTTTTGCTTTGAAAGTTAAGTCAATGTCTTTATAATTAGACGAACGACTGGTAGAGATATTAAAAACATTTAAATCTCCTTGGTCTTCCTTTGCGTATGCGTTTCCCATGTATCTATTTATACTCGTTTGATTATTTTATCGTTAGAAATCTTCGTCATCACCTAAACCACCACCAGCAGTATATCCAGAAATTTCTCCCCTATCAATTTTACTTTGAAGTACTCTTGCATCTTTTTCTCGTTTTATTTTATCGAATTTATTACTGAGTCTTTGTCCTCTTTCAAGTTCTGCTTTACCTTCTGCACTATTCGGGTCTACTTCTCTACCGTTGATAATAAGTTTATCAGTTCTTTCTATTATTCTTTTCCTATCTATTGGTTCATTTATAACGTGTCTTTGTACTACATCTAAGTTTTCTGGAACTTTAGTTAACTCATGACCACTTCCTACTGGACGAGTATCCGCAAGATTGTCAATAGTCTCTTCTGCTTCTAATTGTTTTTCTAAGTTTCGTGGTTGGTTCTGTAAGGTTCTTCCATGTGAACTTTGACCAGACGTATCGTAGGTAAT